TGCTCCAGCAGTGCTTAATGATTATGCTTGTAAGATTGAAGATTCTTTAATTCAAACAAACAATCAGCTACAAGAAGCTGTTGGTTTACTTAAAGAAATGTCAGCAGAGCATAAAGCATATGAGAAGATCCTTACAGATCCAGATGTTTTAGCAGATTATACTTGTGAGTTCTTTGGTGAGAATGGACCATATCCAGTAGAAGAGGATGAGGCTCCAGCATATCCACAAGCTCCTACATTCGCAGGTCAGCAAATTCAGAACCCAGCAGCTCAAGTACAAGCTCCTACACGTCCTGAAATGCCTGTTCCTCCACAACCACAAGCACCTGCTAATTCAGGCGACTTCTGGAAGGACTTCGGTGGAGCAGCTGATCGTGACCCACAGAATGCTTGGAAATATCTAAATGCAGCACAGCAGAACCCACAAATCTTCAGAGAAAAACTTCTCGTAATGGAGTAATAAAAAAAGGGGTGAGTGGAATAAAAACCTCCACCCCATTTTATTTTTAATTATGAAACACAAAAAGCCTAGTACTACAGAGAAAGCAGATAAATTTTTACAAGGTATAGGAACTGCAGGTGGTCCTATAGGATCTCCTCAGCTAATTGGTTTTGGTGGTACTGATGTCCAGTCACAAATAGCTGCTGGTAATTCAGATGAATATGCAAACATAAGAATGAGAGAAGGTGATACTAGAGTTGTTGAAGGATCTAAAATGCCTTCTGATTTAGATGCATCATATTTAAAATTAAATTTACCAGGATCTCCATTACCAGCTAATGGTTTACTAGTTCCACAAAATTTAAGAGCTGCTGAAAGAAATCAAGATATGATTGGTGTTAATGAACAAATGTTCTTAGCAAAATATTTACCTGCAGCTGGATTAAGCCAACTTCCTGTAGGTCAGCCTCCTTTAGAATCAAAGAAAGGTAAAAAGTAAATGGATTCTTCAAAAGCGAAAAAAGCGAAAAAAATGGCAAAAGATTTTATGGCTGATGTAGCTATAGAAGATCAAATGGATGCTGTTGATGAAGCAATGGCTATGGCAGCACAACCTGATTTACAACCTGCAGATGGCTACGTAACTCCAATGCACAGAATAGGAGTCGTCCCCTCATCAACTTATTCTTTAGGTAATATGCTTGATGGATATACATCTCGCATGGATGAAAATTTTATAGCTTAGGAAAAACTTATATAATCTCGTTTATTAAGGGTAAGTATAATTGTACTTAATGGAATTAATTTTCCAGTTTCAAATTAACATAATTTATTTTATGTTTACTATCAGCAAACCCTCAGCTGAATTTCAAAAATGTTTATAGATAACGATTTTCCGAAACTCCTGGGTGCTGAGCTGTATCGTCCACATCCAGCGTATATCGTTGAAATGGCTTCCGAGCCAGTAGTTGTGCATGATTTCACTAAGCAACCTGGACAAACCGTACAATTAGATCGCTATCGCTTCTTTGGTAACCCTGGCACTAAGACTTCTAGAGAGAGGACTCAGGATCAGACTATCGGAACAGCAAATAGCAGATCAATTGTTAAGGATAAAGTACTTGTATCTCTAAGAGAGTATACAGGTCCTGCTGATCCTAATAACACAACTCTCCCTAGTACATTCAAAATTGCTAGAGAAACTCTAATGACAGCTCAGCGTTTGCTGCTTGATACTGGAAACCTTAATATGTTTCATCAAAGTATTGGTAGTTTAACTCTGTTAGATGATTATAGAAGGTGGAGAGATCGTGTATTCATCGACGAATTATTCAAGTCTGAATCTCGTGGTGCTGCTTCTGACTCTCAGGGTGGTTACTACTATCCAAATGGTAAGACAAAGTCTAACTCCACAACACTAAACTCATACTCGTCTACAGAATATGCTTCTGAGCGTTTTAAGTTTAATGTAAAAACTGACCTTCTTGAGGTAGTTAAGAGTTTAAGAAAGCGTCACGTACCTGTATTCGCAGACGGATACTATCGTTGTATAGCAGATCCTTCATTCATGAAAGATCTAAGAGCCGATCAAGGCTTCCGTGAAATAGCAAGATATCCAGGAATGGGTCAAGGTTCACCTTTAATGGGTGCAATGGCTCCTAACCAAGCAATCTATGCTGGTGGACAGTATGGACAAGCTCAGTTCGTAGCTGGTGAGCCAGTTATGCCTTCTGGATTCGTGTTTGAAGGAGTAAGATTCTTTGAATCTACAAACTTCCCATCTAAGACAATTACGGTCGATATCGGAGATGGAAACGGTGCAGTATCAAAAACAACTCCTGCTGGATTGTTCTTTGGTCCTCAAGCTATCGGTGTTGGTATCGGTGGTCCTAACGCTCAAGTTTTAATTAATAATAATGATGACTTCTCAAGATTTATCATTCTTATTTGGCAGCTATATGCTGGTTTTGCAAACTTGAATAAGGACTTCATTACCACTTCCTTCACAATTACAGAATAAGGAGGATTAACTAATGGCAACTTACAAAAGTAACGCAGGAGCAATCTTGCAACCTGGAAATCAGATCAACAAGCTATCCTCATTTAACAGTGAAGGTGTACTTGGTTGGCCTGGAATTGAACTCTTTGAACAGATTGGATATGTAAAAGTATCTAACGTAGCAGCTGATAAGGCTAGTTTCAAGAGTTTTAATATCACTGTACCTTCTCCAGATAGAAGAGTAAGTGACAGAGTGAGAGATGACCGCACAAGTTTAGTGGTCAATGCAAGTGCAGCTAGACCTGCATATGTTTATGGAGCTTCCATAGCAATTGCACAGGATGATCCTTCAGGTGGTCTTCCTAGTTTCCCAGCATCTCCAATAACAGCAGATCTCGGTGGTACAACTGGCGAGCTTATACTACTTGGTCCTGATAATAGTGGCTCACCAATTGGTGTTCCAGCTACTCAATTGTTAGGAAATGCTGCAGCTCATAGTTCCTTGACCGCATCTAGTTCACTATTTGCTCAGGGTGCATCTGACACAACAACTGGTGATGTACCATTTTGGTCATCTGTAACAGCAACAATCGAAAGAGCTGATGCTGCAAACTCAATGATGTACAAAGTAACAGCCGACACAACTTTTAAAGTTTATAATGTCGATGCTATTACTGGTACTTCAGTCAATGGTGATGGTGTATTTATCTCAGCTGACGATTCAACTGCTGGTAGAGCAGCTTACATCGTTTGTAGAGTTAACTACTTACGTCCAGCTACAGCTGTAGCTTGGAGTGATGTTTCTTCCTTAGTGGACTTTGCTTCACAAGTAGGCGGAACAGATTCATAATCTATATTTTATAGTTTAGTGGAAAGGCGAGTCATTATGGCTCGCTTTTTCATTGTCAAGAAAAATTTATTGAGTTAAGCTATTTAAAGAAGGATTTTTAAAATTATGCTGTATCAACACAAAATTAATGGAGGGATAGTAGAAAAAATATCTCAACATGGAGAAGGAGTTTCGATGGTCATTAATGCTAATGATGAAACTGAATATGTAAATGATGAAGATTTAATTCCATGTGTAGCTGCTACAGGTGAAAAAATTAAGACAGAAGAAAGATTAAAAGCAGAATTAAATGCTACTGGTGACAGAGAAGCAAAAGTTAGTAATAAAGAAACTTTTCCTTTAGATACTAGATTAAACATTAATACTGCAGGTGCTAGACAAATAGCAGATGCTTTACCTGGAGTAGGGTTAAAGACTGCAAGAGATATAAAAGATTTACAGACTACACTTTCAGGTGAAAGATTTACAAAGCTAGAACAGTTAAGAGGTATTAAGCGTATAGATTGGGACGAAATATTTAAAGAAAACTTAGTGAGAGTAGACTAGTAACAGGTAAAATTTACTTGTTTGAATGAAGCTAGATACCTTTATACAATCGAAAGTGCGTTGGCATTTAGGTTATAACATAACCTCGATACCAGCTGGTGACCAAGCTAGACTAGAAGAAGCTATAAATAATGTTCAGGATTCTTTTTGGGTTAGTAAAATAATTGAACAAGTCGGACGTTGTGATGAAGCTGAAAAACGTACAGATATGACTGGAAGTATTAATAATGATACTGTTCCAAGAAATAGAATTGAAAGTATAGCTGGTGACGTTGACCGTACAGTTGCAACTTCTGATTTTAGAGAAGTTTTAAAAACTTGGACAGAAATTTATATTTATGAAACAGATAGATTAGCAATGCATTTATATGTACCTAATTATAGAAATCCAGCTCAAGCAAGATATAGATTTAATAGAGAAGGAGCAGAATTTATACAGGCACTTCCTGGACCAGCAGACGTTGCTGTTGGTACAAGATTATTATTAGAACTTAATCATAGATAATGAGTATTGGACAATTTGGTATTGAAAAACCTAGCTATAAAATTAAACCAAAGACTTCATTAGGATATCAAATTGGTTTAAATAGAAGTGAACCATATAAAGAAAGACGACCTGATCCAAATGTTTTTGCAAGTGAAAGTAGTACTAGAATGGCAGGAGATAGGTTAATTAATTTGTTCGATATTAGAGCAGGTGAGGAACCTATAGCACAAGTCAAAGGTGCTGAACTACCTAGTAGATTTACTAAAACTTTACGCTTATCTATAGCAAATCAGGAGAATCAAGATGGCTAACAAAAAAGGTAAAATGCCACCTCAATTATTAGAATATTTTAAAAATAAAGGTAAAAAGAAAGAAGATGGTAAAGAAATGTCTGATAAAGAAAAGCGTAAAGAAGCTTTAGATAAATCTAAAATGGCTAAAAATAAAAAAGAAGATAAGAAAGATAAGTAAAAAAGCCTTCCTATATAATTAAATTAAGTCTATGAATAAATAACGTGGCAAGTAGTAGTTCAAACAAACAACCATTAATGGTTGATCGACCAGCAACAAGTTCAACACTATGTACAGTTGCCTCTGGACAATCATTTTTAACTAGTTTAATTCCAACAGCGGTTGGTAATGCAACAAAAGTATTTGATGTTGACTCTGCATTAACAGATACATCAATAAGTGGTGCTTATATAGATGAGATTTGGTTTACATATACAAAAAGATCTATACAAAAACTTGATGCGGTAACTCCTACTCAGGGAACTTATTCTGCAAACAGTACAACTTGTACAGTAACTTTATCAGGTGGACATAATTTAGAAATAGGTCAAAAAGTATTTTTAGATTTTCTTACATATAACTCTGGTGTAGTTCCTAAAGATGATACATTTACAGTTGCCGATACATTAAATTTTACGTCTACAACTTTTGACGTAACAATACCATCACAGTCAGCAGCAAATGGAAATGTTAATGTTTCTTTACCAGTTGATTTTTGTTTTTACCTTGTTAGTACAGGTACAATTACAAACATTAATCAATTTTTCCCATTATTTACTCAAAGTATTCCTCAAGTATCAGAGAATCAAATATTAAGTACTACACTAACTGAAAAATTACCATTAATTAATCATCCTGTAGTTCAATCAGGAGCTGCTAATTTTGGTGCATCTAATAATGAAATAGCTCCAAAACAAAGAGGTTTAATGTTAAGAAGAGGACAGGCATTATATGTAGCTGCTAGTGGAGCTACTGCTTTAACTAATGGATTCTACTGTAATCTTCAGGGTGGTTTCTATTAAAGATAATGTCATTTGAATTCGATAAATTTGATAAAAAATCGAATTTTGAATTTAAAAAACAATTTAAAAATTTTGAAAATAAACCAAAAGAACCTAGTATTTATCCTAGAGGATCTGATGGGTATGCATTAGAGAGTGAAGTTAAATTTTATAATCAAGATTCATTGTGGACTAGATGGAGAAGAGGTTATGAATTATATACATTTACACAGCAGATATTAGGATCTACTTCTAAAGAAAGAGATAAAAGAGGAGACTATAGATTATTTTTTACTTTTCAACAATTTCCAGGAGTTTTTATTCCTGCAAGAATATTTACTTTCCCTTCTACTAATCAAGAATTAGGAGAGCATATTTGTGGAATGAGAGATACAGATGGGTTTAGTTTTTATGATTTTGGATTACCAATATTAGATGTTAGATATTTAGCTCCTTCTGTAAATGCTACATATTCTCAAAGTGGTACTACTTTAGTAGTAACTAAAAATGATCATGGTTTATTTCCAGGCGATACTGTTTATTTAGATATATCTACAGGTAGTGCGACAGATGAGACACTAACAATTTTAAGTAAGACACAGAATACTTTTACCCTCACTGCTTCAGGATCTGCAACTACATCAGGTAATGTTGTTTATCACAACTCAACTGCATTTAATGATACTCGTTGGAGGTTTGTAAGAGTAAAACTAAGATCTTTACCTACTGAAGTTGCTTTTTTAGCTGGAGAAAGAATGGCAGATCGAATAGTTGAAAGGGATTCTGGAATATCTTCAACATATTCAAGATCAGGTTCTGAAGTTACTGTGACTTGTAGTTCTGCTCATGGTCTATCTACAGATAATAAAATTTTTGTTGATGTAAGTACAGGAGCTGTTATTTCAGGTAGATATACAATTGAAGTCACAAATGCCACACAGTTCAAATTTACTACTATTCCAACTGGAACAACTTCAGGAAATCTAACTTTGTTTAGATTAATAAAAGGTTTTAGATATGACGATTACGTTGGATATACAGTCACAGGATCTGATGCAACTACTAATGAGATTATTTTTCAAAAGAAAGATAGTTATGGAGCAAAGACTGTAGATACTATTGCTAAAACAACAGTACCAGCTCATAGGGGTTTTGCAGTAGGTAGATTTTTAACTACAGAATTAAGATGGAATTGTTCTTGTCAGGATTTTTCTAGAAGGGATAGTTATGATTTATTTAGTCAAAAGAATCATGCTAAGTTCCCTGTAACAGCAATAAGGGATACAAAGCCTGGAAATATAATACAAAATGATGGAACTCTAGATGAAAGAAGAGATGAACCTGGAGTATTTAGAGACTTAGGTTATGTAACTATAAATAATTTCTATGAGTTACCTGAATATGAAGATGAAAAACAAGATTCTTTCCAAAATTTACAATATTATCAACTACGTTGGTGCAAGCATATTTACGCTGCTATGTGGTCTATACTCCATGATGAAGGTAATGAACCACTGAAGTTAGCTGCAAAATATAATCAAAATGGTATAAATATTACGGTTGATTTTGAAAATCATAATTTAAATAAAAACGATAAAATTCAATTAAATTTTACAAGTGGAAATGCTATTTCAGGTGAATATACAATTACCGATGTTCCAAATCCAAATAGTTTTACTGTTGTTTATCCATTTACACAGGCTACAGGTGGTTATGTAACTGTTGAAAATTTAAAAAAACATGAATATGTTGGAGCATGGTTACTAGAACCAAATGATAAACCTTTAGGAAAAGGTTATGAAAATTGGGAAAAGAGATGGGCTAAAGAAAAAAGAAAAATGCAAGAAGCTGTTGAAATTTTTGCTTTATATAATCGTTCAACAAAGTGGGAAGGTAATAAAAATATTATTGGCGATTTTAATTTACCTCAAGACGTAGCTAATTTTGATCCATCTGTAATTGCTATGACTTTAACCGATAGTCTTAAAAGAGATGCAAAAGGTGATTTAGATAGATCAGGTAAACAATTAAATACAACAAATAGAATGATTGCAATGGTAAATAAATTATTTAATAAAGCTCCTACTGTTTTAGATGATATAAAGTTTGGAATTGTAAATAAACCTCTAGCTGAGTTTACTAACACTTTCGAGGCAGGATTATTAAAAGCAGGAGATTATATAAATGGAGAACTACTTGATGTTGCAGCGAATACAAGTAATTTAGATGCTGGTACATATAATCCAGAGACTGCCCAAGATACAGTAGTAGATGCAGGATTATATATAAATGTCTAATTATGGCAGTACAAATTCAAACTCGCAGATCGAGTACAGCGAATGATAGACCTTTTCCAATAAGATTAGGATCTGGTGAATTAGCGTTAAATAATAATAATACAAGCCCAGGTTTATTTTTTGCAGATGATACAGCTTCTCCAAGTACAGGTTTAATTAAAGTTGGTCCTGTCCATATTGGAAGTACTGCACCAAATAGTTCTCCTGCTGGATTTACATCCTCTAGTAAAGGAGAAACTTGGTTAGATACAGCCAGCACTCAGATATTTAAAGTTTATGATGGTTCGGCATTCCAAACTGTAAAAGCAGTTGCATCTGTCTCAGCTGGACTTCCTACAAATCCTGTTAATGGACAATTAGTTTGGGATACAAATAGTGGTGGTTCTTTAAAAATTTATTTATCTGTTAGTTCTGCATGGGTTGCCGTTGATTCTTAATTATTTACTTAATAAATGATCTAAAATTCTATCTAATTTACTATGA